CAGACTTGGTAATTGGTTCGGCTTACCTGGGCACGACAGCGTAGAATACATTTCACGTGTTCTTACGGTTCCTAAGGATGCACGCGGTCCGCGTGTTATCTGTTGTGAACCGGCGGGCCTCATGGCCTGCCAAAAGAGCGTGCAGTTGTACTTGCACGACCTTTTTAACGAACACCCTTTGACAAGGGGACGTGTTAATGTATTGGATCAGGGAATAAACCAAAAATTAGCTAAGCTCGGATCTATGAATAGATCCGTAGCCACGCTAGATATGGCTGAGGCTTCTGACCGCGTTTCAATAGCGCTAGTCAAAGCTCTCGTCCCTGCAGAATGGTTTGACCTCCTTATGAGCCTACGTAGTAGGTCTTATACGGTTGAGGGGAACCCGCGCTTCCAAAGAGTTACGATGCGAAAATTCGCTCCGATGGGATCAGCTTTATGCTTCCCCATTGAAACTCTTTGCTTCTGGGCTATAGCCTCTGCGGCTACAGCTAGAAGGTTGGGCGTGAATGTCATGCGAGCTTCGAGCCTGGTAACAGTTCATGGTGACGATACAATCGTTCCAAGTTCTTGTTACAGGGATGTTGCCAAGGCTCTTGAGGCTGTAAGCCTCAAGGTTAACCTTGGGAAGTCATTCGTCCGCGGATTCTTTAGGGAATCTTGTGGTGGTGACTTCTTTATGGGGCACGACGTTACGCCGTGCCGTGTAAACAACCTCTGGAGCAGCACTGAATCGCGGTTTGTTGAGCTTATGAACCTCCGTAACATTTTTTATGTTAAAGGTTTATGGCAGACAGCTAAGAGAATTGAGATGATGTTACCTAGTTGTAGTTATACTAGTAGTACCATCAGTCCGTTACCCTCAACAAGGCAGACACTAGTGCCTGGTTTTGTTGGTGGTACCGTTAATCGAATCTCTAAGGGCCGTCAAGTATTTACTATATCTACCTTAGGTGTTAAGAAATCTAAACACACTAAGAGGCCAACTGACGTTGGTCGGTATATACAGTACTGGACGTCAGAGCGAGAGTATGAAACTAAGCCATACTTATACTCTAACTGGAGCGGGAGCTACGACCAAAACATTATCTTAAAGAAAGGTAAAGTTAAGGTTGTTAAGGCCCAAACCGGTTATGCTCGTCCTCGCGATAAGGTGTACTCGAACGTTTTAGTAGATGCGACACTGTCAAGTCCAGTTTATGGATTGTTAGTGAAGCGTCTGTGTGCACGTTAAGCACAAACCCTGCTCGGAGAGCCCTGGCGGAGCCTTGTTGGTCAATGACCGAATCTTGTAAACAAGACTGGCATCGAGACGATGCGCC